TATTTAACATTCTTGAGACAGAGTGATCCAGATGCAACACCAGAGCAGTTAGAAGAAAGTTTAAGGGTAGCTAAAGATACCAGTACATTTTCTAAAATAGCTGCTACATTAAGAACACAGTTTACTACTGTACAATCACAATCTTTAAAGGAAGTACAAGCACAAGAGGCTCAGTTACGAGAACAAGAATTGGATAATCAACGTAGATTAGTAGTAGAAACTGTTCAAGGTATTAATGATATAGTAGGTGTTCAATTAAATGATGATGTGAAAAACAGTCTTCTTGATAGAGTACTGGAAGTTAATGATGATGGCGACTCAGTATTCCTAGGAGAGGTATTCTCAGATCCAACCAAGTTATTTAATGCGGCATTCTGGTATTATTATGGAGAAGATATTGCACGACAGAAAGATGAGTATTGGAAGAAAGAAAAGTCTTTAGCCTACAAACGTGGACGTCAAGACGCTTTAGGTACTGGAGACAGTCAAGTCCAACGACGCTCGTTTACTGCTGGTAATGATCCAAAACCTGGTAGTAATAGAATTCCACCAGAAGATAACGATGATTGGAACACATTACATAATCAATAATAATTACAAATGAAAGTAGTAGATAGAAAAACAGTCATTCATAATATGGGTGACACTCGTACAGTGCAGCATTTTAATACGCTGCTGGGTGAATAGTCGCCCATTTTAAGAGAAATCTTAATTTAAACACTTCTTTAATTGCTGGAAACTCGTGATTATGGTGGTACTACAACGTAGAATGAAAATTCAAGCGTGACAGTTAGAAAAACTATCATTTAGAGCAATCAGCAGCTGAGACCCGGTAGCAGGGTAGAGTTCAACGGCCAGTGCCTAGCACGTAGGGGAAACCCGAAATAAGAAGCAACCTATGAAATTTATTGTTTATTGCACAACAAACCTTAAAAATAGTAAAGTGTATATTGGAGTCCACAAGACACAATCACCTTATGAGTTTGATGGTTATATAGGAAATGGAGTTAAGGTGCCTACAAAGACAGATAAACCTTTCCATATTAATAACCCACAGACACCATTTCAGAGATCCATTAATAAATATGGGTACAAAAGTTTTTACAGATCAACATTAGCTGCATTCGATTCAGAGGAGGAAGCATATGACCTCGAAAAGATTCTGGTTAACAATGTATTTATAGCGGATAAAAATTCCTATAATGTAGCATTAGGTGGTAATAGTCCACAAGCTAAAATACGATCTGTAACTCAATACTCTCTGGAAGGTAGAAGAATCAAGACATGGGTCTCTTTGACTGATGCACACAATGCATTAGGAATTGGAATTCCTGATATTATTGATTCGGCTAATGAGACCAGTATAACATCAGGAGGGTTTGTTTGGAGATATTCGGATATGTGTGACTCTGAAACGATTACAGTACGTTTAAGAAAACCCAGTAATAAAGGCGAGACCAATGCTATATGGGTAGTACAGTATTCCAAGAGTGGGTATAGAATGAGAGAGTTTAATAGTATTATATTAGCATCCTCTTACACTAATATACCAACACAAAATATATCTGCTTGTTGCAGTAATCATTTACACAATAAAACAGCTGGTGGTTACCAGTGGAGATTTTACTCTGATAATATACAACAATTGTCGCCTGTAGACTTTAAAACTACATCTAAGATAGTAGAGAAGATTTTAAATGGTGAGGTAATTGAAGAATATGGATCATCTAGATTAGCATCGGAATCGTTAGGGTTTAAAAACAATGCTAGACAAGTTAGAAAAGCTTGCGTAGATGGTACAGAGTACAAAGGGTTTTATTGGAGATATAAAGGTTGAAGATATGGTCTACGAGATGGGAACTCGGACAAGCCCCACAAATTAGGTTTAGTGGCAACACTATACCCTGATCTAGCAATCACAGTTCTTACTGATGCGTTGCGTAACGTTTATTTTAACCCTAAAGGATCCAGCTCGGATTTCACTCCGATCAATGCAATGGCAGTTCAATGGGACATTGATGTTAATTACATCCACAAAGTGTACATTGTAGAAGACGTAACGGCTACTCAGCCAGGTCTAGCTAAGGTTCCTTTTACTGTTATCTTAGAACAAAAGTATTACGACAAGAACGACACCTTCACTCTTGAAAACAAACAACAGTTGTTGGTTATCGCTCCTCCTGTACAGTTATCAGCTAAACGTTGGCAGCACACAGTAATTTTAGTTGGGAACGATCTAAGCAAGTATGCTGATCCACGTTTCCTAAAACGTAATCGTTCTACACGATATCGTTCTAACTATCACCCTGAGTTATCAGAGAGAGGTTACACTAAGTATCTGTCTAACACAGAAACCCACAGAAATCAGATGTCAAGACATCGTGCTTCTGAAAGTGTATCAGCCGACTATAAGATTAGGGAAAAAGTTTACTTGGAACTAGCCAAGAAAGATAAAGTTGAGTATTACAAAATGCATCGTCACGAAAAAGATTGTTTAGACACATTTATGATGGCTAAAAACAACTCTAGCATTTTCTCAGAAACCAACTTTGACGTTAATGGTAAATGTCTTGATCAAGATGAACAAGGCCGCGATGTACCAATGGGAGATGGTATCATCCCTCAAATCGAAAGATATTGTGATAAATTCTTGTATAGCCAATTGACTTCTGAAGTACTTGATGATGTTATGGCTTCTATGGTTGAAAAATCAGACAGACCTACAGGAAATATCTACGTTGTAATGTGTAACGAACGTATGTACAACCAGTTTGGTAAAATTGGTAAAAGTGACTACCGTTTCAATGCTCCTAACGATGCTTCTTACTTGTACTCGAAAGAAAAAGGTGGAAAGATTAAAGTTGGTGCAGAATTCGCAAGTTATACATTCCAGGGAAATACTATCACATTTATTCCTGACCGTGCTTTATCTCAAGAATTTGATATGTTTGGTTATGGTATTTTCTTAGATACCACAGCAGATCTTAAAACTGGAAGACCAAATATTGCTTCATTTACTGTAGAAGGTAGTGAATTTATTGAAGGATACGTAAATGGTATGGGTGGTCAAGATGGTAAAACATCTGGAACTGTTTCTACCGGTGTACACGGATCAGAGTACCATATCTTAGGATATAGTTGTGCTGTTGTATTTGTACCTTATAAATCATATATCTTAAAAGAGAATATTGAATTGTTTTAATACTAAATGAAATTAATCCCAGGGTTGAAATACACTCTGGGATTTAATTCTATAATAAGGAAATATGAAAGGATTGATTACTACTATTGAACAACTTGAGAATGGCACACCAGCCGATAAAATCATCAAGTTAAAGTCTGTATACAAAACAGGTAAAACCACAGTACAACCGGTTAAAGATAAAATTACTGGTTGGTATAAAGGTATTTCAAGATTGTCAGACGAAGAAAAAAAGAAATTAGTGTATTGGGCAGAACCTCATAGTAAATTCACAATTCAAGATGGTACCTCGTTTGACTTAAATGATGAAGCTCAGAAAGTCACATGGGAATGGGTTAAATACTGTCCTTGTATTGCTGCGACTGAAGAAGATTGTCAGTTTACTCCGGGAGCTGAATATTATATTCATATGGAGAATAAACAAGCTGAAATCAATGTATCTCGTAAAGAAAAGAAACACAAAGCTGTATCGTATATTCTTGCAGATAATAGTGCATACTACCCAATTCGCGCAGAATTACTAGGAGTAAATATGGACGGAGAAAGTCCAATTATAATTAAAGAATTCCTGATTGAACAAGCTGAAACATATCCAGATAAAATATTAGCAATCTATGAGAGTAATGATGTATCTTTACGTCTTTTACTGCTTAAAGCTAAAAAGATGAATATTGTAACAATAGATACCTCAGGTATGTATCGTTATGGTAACACAGTAATGGGTATGACAGAAGTAACTTGTATAGCATGGTTACAGGATAAGGGAAACAAGTACCTAGTCGAGCAACTGGAAAAGGAAACTAATCCTGAATATTTTGCTGAGACTCCAGAACCCACTGCTGCTACAACACCTAAGACTAGTAAAAAATAAAATACACTATGACAGTTAGAGAAGTATATGAAGCAGTGCTCGTTGAGATTAATAAGGTGAATGCCGCAACGTTTACTGTTGAAGAGTTCAACTACATGCTTACCAAATCAATTTTAGCATTCACTAATGAAAAGTACAACTTCTTTGCTGTCAACCAGCAGCTTTCTGATGACCTCAGAGTACTTCTTAAAGATGCTAAATTTAACTATAATAAAGATAACGCCGGAAATGCCAGGACTGATGCTACATATAATCCTATAAGAGGTAAAGTATACAGTAAAGTATCTGGTCAACCAACTAAATTAAATGTAAGTTCTATAGCTGATCTTTCAGTGGGCTCTATTGTAAAATTAAACCCATTATCAGTTACTGAGTTTACTGTAGCATCTATGACAGCAGATACTTATCCATATACGGTTACTTTTACATCAGATATTAGTGCTGCTGTAGTTGGACAAGAGTTATACCTTAAAACGTCTAATGTAGGATTAATATACGACTACCAAGTTGGCGTTGAAGTAGAAACTTCTGATGGTGTGTTAGAACTGACATTACCATCATCGGATTACTTACATATATTATCATGTAGGGTTTTCTGGAAAGGTATAAAACCCAATGGTCAAGGTGCATATTTAGTTTACGGCGGTAAAAGAATGACATTCGATATTCAAAATGTTATACAAAATAATGTATATATGAGACCTAATTTTAATAGGCCTTATTATAGAGTTCATGATAACACTATGAATGCCGGTATAGAAAAAATAACTGATATGGTTTCTTATAAAGCTTACCAAAATAAGCCTAAAATAGAAGTTCATGTTGGTAAATTAAATCCTATAATTACACTTGATAAAGTGGTGATTGATTATATTAAAATACCAGAGATTGTAACTCTTAATGATATAGACATCTTCACAGGTGGAGCCGATACTTCACAAGTGTTAGAGTTTCCGGATTACTTAAAAAATGAAATTGTTAGAAGAGTTACCGATTATATGCTAGAAAATATGGGAAGTCCAAGAGCCGGTTCACACCCGCAATTTAATCAAGAGATTCCATCAGTTCCAATAGAACTATCAACAGCTATGTCAGGTAATCGTCAAAGACAATCAAATAATCAAGACAATCAGTCTAATCAATAACAACAATTAATTTTTTCTTATGTTTACACTTGGGAATTAACTTTATGGTTCCCCTATACTGAAAGGTATAGTTAAAAATTTCTTTAATTGCTGGGACTCCCTTAGAGCCTTACAACTACAACGTAACTAGAAATGGTAAGCGTGAAAGTCAAAAAATAGTAAGGATTGGGTAATCAGCAGCGGAATTCCGTCCAGGAAAGCGTTCAACGATCAGTGCTTAGCACGTAGAATCCAAGTGGATTCGAAATAAGAAACAACTACCTATGAAATACATAGTATATTGTACGCGAAACATTAAGAACTCGAAAATATATATAGGAGTTCACAAAACATTAACACCATTTGAATTTGATGGTTATATAGGAAATGGTATATCGGTTCATAATAAAACAATCAGACCCACTACTGCATTTCAAACAGCAGTTAAAAAATATGGTCACGATAGTTTTGTTAGATCAACATTAGCGGTTTTTAATACTGAAGAGGAAGCCTACTCTCTAGAAGCAGTTCTAGTT